CGTTAGGGTCATGAACGATCCAATGCCCAGCATCAGTAAAGCCGATCACTACTGACCAATGACCACCACCTGTCGGCGCGTTATATGGCCCGTGGTGTAACCATCCGACTGCAACAGGTCTACCAGCGCGCAACTCGGTTTCTAGTAGGCTAGGTGCGCAATTTGTTTGGAACCGCGCCTGTAAACCAAGGCTGCGTAATGCCTGCACTTGAGCCTGACTATCGGTGGTGTCGCCGTATTTTGCGCGGATTTTGTTATATTCGTCATCGGATTTTACTTTGCCATAGTATTTAGCGATCATCGCGCAACTACTGCTAAAGCACTCGCGGTAGCCGGTGCCAGATTTATTGTCGAGTTGGTACTCATAGGGCACCTTCAGTAACACTGAGCTGGCTTTAGTTGGTATGCCCCAGAGTTTGGCTTCTGCTTCACGTCTACGGCGGAGGCCAGGTTCTGCTGGTGTACCTGGGTTGATATACAGCATTAATGCCGCTGGCACTGCGTCATAATCGGACTCGCGCAGGCATTTAGATATTGTCTCAAATCCTGTTGCGCCATAAAATCCCCAACCTACGTTATAGGCAAAACTAATCAACGCATTTTGCCTATGCGCTGGTAATGTTTTCCAGCCTGGTATTGTTTTTGCTAATGCTGGAACAACCTGAGTTTCTAGCATGTTATCCAGCAACCCATCAGCAGCATCGCGTGTGATGGTATCGCCGATTTTTACTGCTGCACCATCAGGCCATCTAGTGGTGCCCCAGCCGATGGTTGGCACACCGGCAGGGCATATATAGGCTACATCACTAAAACCTTCAAATTCGCGTATCAACGCTGCCGCTGGTTCCCATGCCAATGCTGTTTTTGGCGTTGGGTCACTGCGGAATTTGTCGAGGAATGTAGCCTGCTCATCTGGTGCCATTAGTTCCCACGCCCAGTTCCATGCCGCCTGCTGATGTGGCAGCGGTGGCTTTGATGTAGCTTTTGCCGCTGCCAGGAAATTTGACATCAGCGGCGCTTAGGAAATGCCAGACGTGCAAACTGAAGCAGCAATTGAATCCAGCTATTGGATTTCAATGGTGATAATGCAATTAATTCTGAGCCAGCAGCTACCACAATGGCGATAGCTGCAACCTGATTAGCGTCCACGGCAACTGTGGCAAACGTTACACCTAGTGTAGCCCCTACTTCACCTCGAGTTTGCTAACGCGGTTTTCTACGTGGTTAAGCCTAGTAAACATCTCGCGGTTGGTTTCTTTTATATCCGTGTGCAGTGTCTCAAGACTGGTAGCAATATGCTCCACTGCGCTTGTCAGGCGTATTACAGCAGCGGCGGCTTCCTCGTTGCGGCGGCTGAACCCGAACAACCCCATTCCAGCCAGGCCGATGGATGCACCAGCGATAGCAGCAAACACTTCAATCACGGCTCAGGCTGGTGTTGCCTCCAGTCTAGCTCCAGGGTACCCCTTGCGCTGTGGTTGGTGAGTGCTGCTCATCGAGCTGTGCTTGCAGGGCAGCTTCAATCTCAACGACTTTATTTTCATTGCCTAAACCTTGGGCTAACGCAGTTTTTACCCAGCCGATCACCAAATCAGGTGTTAGATCAGCAAATGGGATGATGTTATCTGGATCAGGCTGTTCCAGCCCGACAGAGCCATACGCACCAGCAGAGTAGGTGCCATCCGCTGCATTAATGGTGTAGTGCGCGGTATACACCACGCCATCAGCGGTATGGCGTTCAAGTTGGGCAATGCCCCAGGTGTAAACAGTGTCGGCCATAACAATCAATGGTGATGGGGTTAGTGTACTTGAGCTAGGCGCGGAAGTGAAGGGGACTACTCAATCCCAGCAGCAGTTAACCGGGCTTCCAGTTGTTCGATGCGAACTTGAGCTTCCTGAAGGGCTTTGATTGCCATCCAGTACATCTGCTGTTCTTTGATACCGAGTTTCTCGGGTTGCGCTTGCTGTGCAGCTTCAACCTCGTTGCCTTCATCATCAAGAACAGCAGGTTTAGCGTCTTGTGCTTGCTGAAAGACGGTGATCACTTCGGGGCAGCTTTCCGCCACCTGCTGTGCGATCACGCCAAGGTTTAGATCGGCGTCGTCCGGCTGATCCTTATAACGGTAGTTGACGATTTCCCATTCCTTGATGCAATCCCAAGTATCAGCGGCAGGGCTGATGTCTTTTTTGGCGTTGCGGTCGGAGAGATTGACGTTGTTGGCCTGGAAGTTGGCTAGGCCGCCGTTTGAACGGATTGCTGCTCTTAATGTACCATCTGCAAAATAAAACGCTTCGTTGCCTGTATTATTAAATGCAGTGCTGTATTGAACCTGAAAACCACCTGCGGATACTGCGCTGGTATTTCTTGCAAAATAAACTGCTGATCCTGAGTTAGACTGTGTAACATTTATTTGGCCAATGGTGTCAGCCGTGCCCACTAAGAGGCGACCTGAGCTGTCGATAACAAGACGGTTTGCGACACCGCCAGTTCTAAAACCAATACCTGATGCGTAAGTTACCGAGCCTGCGCTAATTTCAAAAAGGCCGGTGCTGTATTCTTGTTTGATGTAACCTAAAACCTCGCTATCCGTTCCAGTAGCGAAATAAATACCTCGATCACTGGCATTATTCGAGCTATTTAGAAGCAGTTTTACGTCTCCAGAACCTTTGAGATGAAAAAGTTGAGCAGGCGAACTAGTCCCTATGCCTAGACGCCCGGAGCTGTCGATAGTTACACTCGGCGAGTTAGTTGTATTAAATACAATCGCGCCTGCTTCTTGCGTTGTAAAATTTAAGTTACCAGTGCCGCGATGTTTTATCTCTGATGTAGCATTAGCGCCTGTATTATTACGAATAAACCGTAAACCATAATCGGTGTAAGTTGTATCACCAACGATATCAATATATGAGCTGCGGTTGCCGGTTGCGCCTTCACCAATTTCTAAAAATGCATCTGTTGCGTCATCAGCACCAACTCTTGTGGCACCTGCTACATGCAAAGCTTTTTGGGGGTTTGCTGTCTTTATACCAACAGCTTGCGTTGATGTACAAGTTATTGCGTATTGAGCGCCGGTTGCGATCGCAAGCGAATTGCCGCCTTGCGGGCAAAAAATACCAGTATCACTATCATTCAGGAAGCTAACGCTTGGCGCCTGTAACGTCCCTAGCGGTATGGCTGCCGTTTCCAGTTTGGCAGTATTTAGGTTAGTGAAGTTAGTATCAACCTCTGTATGCGTTAGCGGTGAACCTTTACCTGCGCGAGTGACGATAGTAGTCATGGGTTAATTGATGGGGGTGTTACAGGACAGTGTAGCCAGCTTCGACATAGCCAGCTACGTCAAAGTATTCCAAGTTAAAAAAACGTACTGGTATACCGCGAGCAATATCTAAATTGGGCGCAATAAAATAAATATAAGATAATTCGGTTTTTAAAAAAATTACACTCATGACGCATCACGTGATACAGTTGAATCAACTGTTAGCGTGCCCTTAGCATAATAATAATCATATGATGCTGTTTTTAGTTTTAAATCCCATTTGTAATTACCTTCAGCTAATGCAGCCGTTAGTACTGCTGTCATTGATAACCGCAAGCGCCCTGCCGCTGGACCAGTAGCAGTGCATACAAATGTGCCAGTCAATGCTTCGCCAAAATTACTTCTTATGTCAGAATCAAAAGTATAATTTGTTAAATCAATTACTTTACCTACATAATATGTAGCAGCAGTAGTTAATACGGTGAAATCAATCTCGGAGCCACCTGATGATGATGATAGTTTAAATGCACCAGATGTTAGACCACTTGCTAAAACATAGTATGCTTCACCTGCTACTAAACCGCATGGCATTTCGCCATCTTCAACACCAACTGCAACGCGATCATTAGCTACTAACCCATGGCATGGGCTTGTGATTACATTAGTAGCATCATTTAATGTTGCAGTTTTTGCTGCTTCTGTAATAATAAGATCCTGCTCAAAGGTACTGTCTTGCAGTACTGTTAGGTTAAGAGTGGAGGGGTAGATCATGGGTTCATTCTAGCTATCAGAACTTGATGCAGGCTAGCAATGCCACGTTACGTGGTCTGGTCTCGGCACCACCAGCAGGGGAAGGCCCACCAGTGGTGTAGGTAAGACTTGCGGTATTCGGGTTAGCAGTTATATTCCCATCATCATTTTGCTGAGTAAACCCAGCACCGTAAGTTATGCTGCCATAGTTACTATATTGAGCTATAGCAAAACCAGTAACTGTAGAACTATGGGTATGACTCAGTAGCTGAGTGCCTTCTGCCTGCGCACTACCAAATGCACGGCTTGCGTCAACACCACGGGCATCATCCCAACCACGTATAAATTCACCACGTAGATCAGGAACATTAAATGTTGTGCTGCCATCACCAGCGCCATAGGTAGTGCCGGTAATAGCAAATAACGCGGCATATGTGGTGCGACTGACGGCAGCCCCATTGGCTTTTAGGAATCCAGTTGGTGCTGTACTAGCAGCAAAATAAAAAATTGCACCTGTTGGCACACCGCCAATAGTGGCAAATGCAAGGGCACCAGAGCCGTTTGTTGTTAATGCCTGCCCGCTGCTGCCATCTGCTGCCGGTAGGGTCAGCGTCAGGTTTGCAGCAACGGTTGCTGGTGCCTGGAGCGCAACAAAATTACTGCTATCTGCATCAGCAAATCTGACATCAGATTGCGCATTAAGCGTTATGTTACCAGTAACGGTGCCACCTGTTAGTGGCAAAAATTGACCAGTAACAAAAGCTGTTGTTGCTATCTGCGTCGTGTTAGTGCCTGCTGATGCTGTAGGTGCCGATGGTGTACCGGTAAATGTTGGGCTTGATAATGCTGCTAAACCCCAATTGGTGGTGCCTAATGTGCCAATTGTTACCCAGCCACTGTTACCGCTATTACGCTGTTTTACTAAGTTATTGGCGGTATCAGCATACAATTGATAGGCGTACAGGGCAACCGGTTCTGCTGACCCGCTATTCATGCTGACAATGGCGGCTAGCGCATTGTTTAGGTCAGATCTAAATGCTGATCCGGTTTGATTGCCAATGTCATAATCATGCTGAGCCACTAGATCACACCTCCATATCCAACCGCAGTATAGGTGAAACTACGAGCAAGGAAGCTGGCGCCTTGCTTAAAGGCAATCGTAAAGCCGGTTCTGGTAACGTTTGTAATTGCATAATCCTCAGAATGCACCAGATCATATGGCGTGATGCCGATAGATGGTGCAGCATAAAATGCTTTGGCGTATGTCACATTATAAGCAGCGGCACTTGTTGTTAAAATAGCTGATACTTCAACACGTTGCTGCAGTTCAACTAAAACACCAAGTTGCGATATTTGTATATTTTGCGCAATATCTTCAGTTGATGCAATAATTTTAAATTGCAACCCGCGAGCGCGTACTATAGCATTACTAAATTCACGCCAACTACTCCATACTGGTGAGCCTGCTGGATTATTAGTCGTATAACGTACATACATGCCAACACCAACCCTATCTACCGCAGTGCCGTCTATAGTTTCCCACGTATCAATTAATTCGCTCTGACTATCCCATAGTGAAATTGCGCTAAAACCTGCTGATGCAATACGCCTTTGGATATTAACATCATAAGTAGCCCCAAGATCTAATGGATTATTGTTATTTAACCCTAAATTATATTCACCGATTAAAGACACTTCTTTATCTGCAACATAATTAGCATCTACATATCCTATATCAAAATAAAGCGGGTAAAAATCAGAAATAATTAGCGCATCATATCCTGCGTTATATGTCATGTTGGTAAGGCTGCTGCCAGAACCAGTAAAATTATAATCTTCTTCATTTACATTTATTACTGTTAAACGTGGTTGTTGTACTGTCAAGTCCGCCGTAATAACTGTCGCATTAGCACTACGCCTGCCGCCATCATCTTCAAACTTAAGCAAATAGCTACCATTTAGTAATGGCACTTGTTTTTGTGTTTGGTTGCCAGCAGCAGATGGCACAATTTCTTGTGATTCATCCCATGTCGCGCTTGCTGTTGCCTTGCTATGCCGTATCAATACCTTACCGCCTACTAATACATCAAGCTCAGTGCTACGAGTCCAGCTTAAGATTGCGCTGGATTCATCAATAGGTACTAATGACACGCCACTTACATCCGCTGGCACCTCAGTTTTACCAACTGTTGTAATAGTTAATTCTGCATAATCAGTTGATGGTATACGTAATGGGTTTAGGCTATAAACACGAATATAATAAGTATCAATATCAGCTTCTAAGATTTCATATTCTGCGCTTACGGTATCAACTAAATTCCAATTGCCGTCACCACGCTTCCATTGCACACGATATTCACTAACACCAACTACTGGCTGCCACCGAACAACTACCTTAGCTGTTGCCCTATTATTTGACACATAAAACACTTCTTCATAATTAATGCCAACTGGTATTTCAGGACTAATTTCAGTAACTGATATATTTGGATTCTGCAATGGTCTATTTTGTTCTACATAATCGTATTTGCTAGCATTATGAGCTAGTGCTGTAATTTGATATTCAGCACCTTCGCTTTCAGTTACTGACAATACCCGCCATGTTGTAGCCTCAACGTCTGTGTTTTGCAGCATCCATAAGCTACCTACATTTGGCGTTGTAGAATATGCAGTTGATACCGTGATAACAGCACCTACAACAGTTGTAATAGTTCTTTCTTCAATGTTGCCATCAGGCATTATAACAGTTAGGTTTGCATTAAATAAATCGGTTATGTCTGTAGCATCTGTATTGTCAACTGTAATTTGAGTTGTTGTTGCGGCATTAATGCGGCCAGCGCGTCTAATACCGGCTTTTAATGGATCTGCAATTTTTATTACCTGCCCTGGCCTTACGACAACGCCAGATTCTACGCTGCATGTAAATGTAACAACTTCTGTTTCATTAGCCTCAGAATATAATACCCATGCACCTAACCTTGCAGCTTGGCCGCGACTGGTACAAGCAAAAGCACGCAATTCTGTTTTGCTAACTCCATACTTACTAATACCAGCCGCATCTTCTACTATCTCATATGCTATATCTTGTGTTTGCGTATCTAAGTAAGTAACAACTGCGACTGTATGTCTAGTTTTAAGACTGCTACCGCTATAGGTAAACCCAGCTTCTGTTACGTTAGCCATTGTAAATAAATAGGACGCATCACGCGGTGCATCTTGCGATATAGTCAACGCGCCAGTTGCCCAGAATGGCATAACACGCATTACGCTGGATAGATCATTGATTAATTTGTATGCATCATCTTGGTTTTGAATTAATACATTACAGCTAAAGCGTGGTTCGGTGCCACCTAATCCATCTGATACTAATGCTGATGCATAAGCTGATGCAGCATAAAAAGCTGGTTTATCAAGTTGCGAATCAGTTATATGTTGCCCAAAGCCATATCTAGTATTAGTAAGCAAATCAAATAATATCCATGCAGGATCTGATGTCCATACCCTAGCATTCTCGGCTGTTAGTGTGCCATTAAATGTGTAGCCATTAGGATAGATAATACGGCCATTGGTTTGATCTATTGTGACGCCTGTTGGCACACGTACCTTGACGCCACGAATGCGATAGGCGCGACTTGGCAATGATGTAAATTGCTGCGCATCAAATTTAATTGCAACAATTGCGCTATTTGGGTATGTAAGTTTCTGATATGTAATCTCTTGATAATATGTCCATTGGAAAGCATTTACCAATGTAGCAGGGTCGGCACTATCGGCTGTTGTTCTTGTTATTTTTATAGCCACTGAACCGGTCCATCCGGTAGTAAAATCAACCCTGTAGTCGCGCTGATAAGAATCAGCAGTACGGCCACTAATTGTTTCAGTCGCTACAGTAGTATATGCGCCACCATTATAAGAAAGCGCAATTGTAAATGAAAAGCTGGCACCTAGTATATCGCCTTGATTATTAAATTCTTGCAACGCTGGGACCGTAATCGTAATAACAACACCGTTGACGTTTACATCGGTTATTGTTCTTATAACTGGTGTTGCCTGCTCTACCGTAGAATTGACGGTAACTGGTTCGCTGATATCGCCATAACCTTGAATATATGTTTGCGCTTGCGTACCATAACGCGGCTCAATAGTTACATTTTGAAAATTATAATCAACTGGTTGCACATTATTTAAATCAGCGCTAGCTCTTAAAATAGGCGTCTTATTAAGATAAATATCCTTTAAAGCAGCAATATTATATGCGCTAGTGCCTTTGGTTAGCCCAGCCGCTGATGGAAAACCTTGAATCTCGCCTTCACTAAGCAAGTCTAGGAATGTTGCGTATTGAGTGCTAGCTAAACTATCTGCTGTGCGTGTTGGTGTGCGTGGCCTATTTGCCTCAGCTTGCGCTTGCGCTTGATCTTGTTGCTTGAGTAGTGATACATAAGTTGCTTGGGCTGAACCTTTTAGGTTCATTGCCAGCGTTATCTCAGCGGCTGAAGGCATTACACTACCTCCAAGGTTGATATATTGGCTGATATAACAACTGAACCAACAACTGTCTCACCATAAATAATAGGTACCGGTGTACCTTGGACTGATGTATTTTGAATGCCACTAAAGCTATAAGATTTTTGTGGGTCCATCTCTGACTCGCGCATTGTTTGCGGTGAATAAGCTGCTGCACCGCTGCTAGCCATTGATGGTGGCGCAATACGTGGTACTGGTGTCAGCATCTGCGATACACCCCCTAATGCCATTGATATGCCAACGCCAGCCAATACGCTACTGACTGCCACTGGTGCTGCCAAACCTAATAAACCAATTGATGCGCCACCAGTAAAAAATGCAGCACCTATTAATAACGCCCCAACAATAACTTTGCCCACACCACTGCCAAATATTTGCTTCCAAGTAACCCCGCCAGCTACCGCCGGAATTATACGGATAACATTTTGACCAACAGGGTGATTGATTTCATCCTCGCCGATGTTATATGATCCAACTAGAACACAATAATCATATTGAGCCATATGAGCTTCTAAACCAGCAAAATTTACTAATAAATACCGAACGGCTTCTGCTACATCACGGGCTTCAGCCATAAATGACCGCACACCCATGAATTTAGCCAATTCACCATAAACACGGATTTCGCGTAGCATCGTCATCTCAGTGCTTTTACCATCTTACTGGGTTCACAATAACTCCAGCTACCATCAGCAGGATTAACGATATGCCATGGCAATTGGCTGCGTTCGCAAAATTGACGATCCATAGCGCTAGGTTCTGGTGATTGGTTTGGATGGCTATGCACTATTGCAACAATATCTGATTGGTCCTCAGCTTTTGCCCAGTCGACTGGATGGATAATAAAATGATCGGTATCATCCGCAAGATTACGGCAAGCGCAATATACCGTATCACCAGCAACATCAATAAGCAAACCGCAGGATTCATTTGGTGCCATAAGCTTTGCATGGTCAATAGCTGCTTTACGCCATGTCATTGCGCAAACAAACCAACGCCAGGAAATGAGCCAAAAGGTAATTGAGCTGTAACGCCAAATCTAGTAGCGCAACTACTCAATCGTTTGCCGCATACATCAGAAGCAGCAGAAGGAACTGAATTATTATTGGCATCAAAATACACTGCTGCTGTATAACTGCATTCAGTTGAGCGATATACCCATTGGCATAAATTAGCGATACATTGCCGCTTTGGTGCCCTTACACCAACTAAATCAAATGCTGCCGCTAATTCCCATTCTACAAGCTCACGTGATTCAATTACCTTGCGATCAAGATAATAAATCTCGCGTGGAAATTCAGCAGTTGGATCAGCGCCAGCATTGCCTGCTGTAAAATTAGCAGCATCAAGATAACGCGCTAAAGTGCGAATCCTTATGAATTTAGCGCCGTTCAAATCATTACCTACACTTGTTTCATTTACCGTCAGCAATATGCTTGTGACGAACCGCAGTGCATTGCTTACCCTTAGTGTTGGCCTTGGCAGTTGGCCATTACCGTTATATTCAAAACCTGTTGCCTCAACAGGGAATGCAGTATAAGTATTGCCAGCCCATACAATATTCCCATTATTTACTTCATTAGTGCCAGAATGGAATCTAAATACCGTATTAGCGCCATGGATTGCTGTAACTAAATGCACCTCAAACAATTCAATAATTGCTGATGGTGCTAACTTTTGCAGCTCAGATACTGGTACGGTCATGGCTCTGCTACCTGTTCAAAAGTTGCCTGCACTGAATTATTATTATAGTTTTCTAGTGTCCGGCTCCATTCGCGGCATACCCATTTGGTGCCGCCGCCTGATGGTGGTGTCCAGTCAAATGATTCAACACCAGCCCTAGCGTTAAGAAATGCTTCAATCGAATCTGCATCAGCATTAGTGCGATTCCTAAATGTTAAAGACCAGCTTTTTAAGTTTTGATTAATGCCAAACGCTTGTCGCTTTTCATAACCATCGCCAAATTTAACTATTGTGACTGATGGCTTACTGCTAACCGCAGCACCAAAATCTGATACGTATGTAAATGTTGGCATTAGGCTAGTAGTCCTCCAGGTCTACGTTGTTTAACCAATTCGGCCTGCACCGCAGCACTAAGCGCTTTACCTAATTGCTCGCCGCGTGGTGCATCGCCTTGAGCGCTGGTGCCGCCTGCATCTACATTAACAACAACATTAGTATTCCCGCCACCGCCGCCCTGCATCGCCACTGGTATACGTCGGCCATCAGGCAATGGCACATAAGCCTCGGGCATCCGCCCTTCACCATACATAGCAAGTTGTGGGCTATTGGCGATGCCACCTCTTGCATAACGCTTTAACGGCAGTGGCCCCATCTCGGTCATGATGCCGCCAGTGGCAAACGGGAACAGACTTTTTAAGCCAGCGACAATGGGTTGTATTATTAACATACGAGCAATTTGACTTGCAATATCTTTCAAGATACCAGATGCAATATTCTGCAAGGAAGTTCCAAAATCTTCTGTTCCTTTAATTAATAAATCAATAGCTTGGCCAGCGCCGCCGCCTATAGTTTCGGAGATCCCATCCCATAATTGCTTTATTTCTGCTTGAGTTGTTTTTACTCTTTCGTTTTCCGCAGCGAATGCTTTTGTTTTATTTATTGCATTGTCAATATCTGAAAGGTATTTATCGTTTTGAATAATTAAATTTTCACGCAACACCAATTCTTTCTCTGTAAGGCCATTCAAGTCGGTTTGATTTTTTAATTGTTCTCCAAACGCTTTTAGTTGTTCTTTTCTATCGGCTCCTATTTTTTCAATTTGCAAATATTCTTCGGCTAATGCAGGAGTTGCGCCGCCACGAATTAGTTCGTTTAATCTTTGCCTATTTTCTGCTTGTTCTTTGTATAGTTTGTTTTGGTTGTCTAAAGGCGCAAGTATTTCTGTTTGTTGTTTAAATTGTTCTTGCAGGAATTTTTTTGTTTTTTCTTTTAACTTAAGTTCGTTTTTTTGTTCTTGAGATTCGCCTAGCCTTTGAGTTTCGGCTTGTACGCCCGCAAAAGGCTGAACAACTATGCGTCCACTCCGATCTAGTACAGGTTGCCCTATCTGCTGGCTAGATGGTATCGGTCTAGTCATGCTAGAAGTAATCGACATGCCTACTCCAGCAGCCGCACTATTTGCTTGTTGATTAGTAGGACGGAGACTCGCGGGAGGTGGCAAAACAGGTGCTGGTGGCGTCACCAAAGGGCCGCCGTCATCTTGAGGTTTTTGAGCGGGCAAACCAAGCCCAATTCTTATAAACCTGACAACTGCTTCCATAACACTTTTTCTGTATTCTTGCGCTCCTTCTTTCATTGCTTTCTTTAATTCATCTCCTGTTTTTTGCAAAATATTAGAACTTTGCCTTGTGTAATTAAGCTGTATCCGTCCAATTTCGTCTGCATTTGTTTTCTTAAATGCTTCTAATGTTTTTTGACGTTGTTGACTTTCATCTTCGCTAGTGCGTTGTATTTGTATTCTTTCTTTATCAAAAGCGCGGATTGATTCTCTTGTCTTTTGCCCAATGTCAAGAGCTGCAGTGCTTTCCCCTAACCCTTGCGACTTACGAAATTCTTCTAAATATTGAAAATCTTCACCTGCGTAAACATTTTCTTGCCTTAAATCTTGAATGTCGCGTTCAACTTTTAAACGCTGATCTGCAATTTGACGTTCTAAATCCAAAGCTCGCTGCAATTGCTTTTCTCTTAAATCAGCCAAATCGTTTATTGTTTTTTCTTCTAGTTCGCGTAATTGTATTATTGCTTTTTCTTTAATAGTTGTTATTGCTTTTTCTTCTTCTGCCTTTTTTTGTCGGCGAGTATCGTCTGTGGCTGATCCTATTTGATCGATTTGTGCTTTTAATAGTGCTTCCTCGCTTTTCAATTTTTTTATTGTTTTAAGGATAGATTCTTCATCTTTTTGATTTATTAAACCAAATAAACTTGAATCTCCATATAAACCACCTTTAAATTTTCTGGCTTGTATTAATTCGCTATTTGCTTCTTTAAGCTGTCTCTCTATTTGAGGTATTCGTTCTTTGGCTAATTGCTTTGGTGCGTCGATCAAATCCGCAAATGCTTTTAATACTGGCGATAGACCCTTTAACATTTCTTCGCCTAACGTTTGAAAAGTAGCCCCTATAGGTTGAGTTAATCTCCCTACATCTTGATTTATTTTATCTAACGCAAGTTTTAATCTTGCACCTGCATTCTGCGGTGCTTCTGCAATAATTTTTGCAGTTTTGCCATATCGCTTGAATAAATCTTCCGAAAATTTAATAAAATCTTCAAGCGTCACTTCGCCTCTTTCAAGAGCCTTATCTAACTCTTCCGGTGTCTTGCCCATAGAAGCCGCAAAAATTGTAAATGCGCCTGGTAATCTTTCACCAATTTGTTGTCTTAATTCTTCAGCAGATACCTTACCTTTGCTAAACACCTGTGATGTTGCCCGTAACGCAGAATTTAAATCTTCTGTTGTGCCACCAGTTGCAAGAATAGCTGCTGATATACCTTTGAATACAGTTTCGGTTTGTTTTGTTTCCATGCCTGCGCCAACAACACTTGCTTGCAATTTCGTGTATTGTTGAGTTGTGTCTTTTAATGGAATTAAAAATTGATTACTAAGTCTGTTGACAGCACTTAGATTTTTTTCATATTCATTGCTATTTCTGCTAACGCCAGCCAATGCAATCTGCAGCTTTGATAGTTCCGCTACGTATTCGCCAGTCGCTCCTAACGCTTGCCTTAGCTGGCTAACTTGTGCGCCAATAGCTCCACCAACAGCAGCACCCATGGGACCGCCAGCAATAGCGCCTATACCAGCGCCTAAAGCTCCTTCTGGGCCGCCAAATACTCCAGAAGCGGCGATTGCGCCTACGGTTTGGGCTGCTCCTGCGATACGCCCACCGCGCCCTTTTCGACCTTCAGCTTTCGCAATTTGCGCATCAAGCCTTGCTGCTTCAATCCTAGCTTCTCTAAACTCTTTGCTTGCAATATCTACACTTCCAGCTAACTCACGCCATGATGCAGAATATGCTTTTAAATTGTTAGTACTTTGAACGGTTGTGGATTGTACGTTTCTTAATTCAGCCGCAAGTCCTTTAAAAGTTTGACTTGATGCTGTTGCTTGATTAGCTAAACTATTTAATTTGGCGCCCAAACCCGTCAACGCCGCATCGCCTTCAGTTTTAATGCGAAGCTTAATTTCAGAGGTGATGGTGCTCATTTGTTTTTACTGTTCAATGCGGACAGGGCTGTTAGTTCCATTACCTGGACCCCCTCAAAAATAGCCACAGGGTCCTTCGCTGCATACAGCTTACACAACCATTCTAGGCTTGAGTAATTGAGTCCAGTCACGCCGCCATAGCTTGTATTCCATTGTGTAGTCATCCTAAGGAACATCATGACAATGTCCCAATTTTCTTCCCATACTTCAAACGTCTTGGATTGCTTGCGCGATTGTAGTTCTGTAATAGCGTCAGGCATCATACCTAACGCCCGCAAATCATCCTCAGTTTCTTCTTCCCCAGCTCCTGCGGCGCCGCACCAATAAAGCGCGGCGTCTTTTAGTTTTTTACTGGTTCCCCTGTAACACTGGCGGAATATGCTGTGATTACTGCTTTTACAAAACAAGAATCATCACATAATTCTTTTTTTGTCTTTTCAGTGAATGGGATATCCTTGCCATCTTCGTCCTTGATGCCATCCCAACCTTCAAGGATTCCATCAATAAAAGCATCATCGCCTTTATCAATAAGAGCATTAAATGCTGTACGACCTAGTTTTTTAAAAACAGCATCAAACGTTTGCTTTTCAAACGTGCCGCCATCAGCAGGTGTTTCAACTTTAACAGGCCACTTATAAGAAGCAGCTTTTTTGATAACAAATGCCATGTGGTTTAGGTGTAGGCGAGTGTAAATTCGTCATTACCTGAAGTGCTAGGCACCAAGGTGTACGGCAAGTTTAGCATCACAACACCGTTATCTTCTGAATATGTCGGGTTGCCGA